CGAGGACGACGCAGATGGCCGGCGACCGGGTCGCCATCCACCACAGCATCACTCTGGCCGATTGCCAGTCCTTACCCGTACCGTTAGCGCCGACTACCGCGACCCGGTTGTGGTCACGGACGGCCCGAGCCATCTCTAGTTGCTTATTATATACAGAGGTACAGCCAAGGATTGACTGCCAAAAAAAGTCCGGGTCGTGCCGGCTGTGGTCAGCCAGGAATTGAGCGTCAGACTGGGACAGTGTGGTCATTTCGAGTAAGACGCGTTATGGATGGTCAGGCGTGTGCGGGATTTTGGCCCGGTGACTCGGACCTTATACTCACACTCGGGACATCTCGACCACCGGCTGGTCGTGCCATACTGTGCATCATGCTGGACCTCTACCCCGGCGGTTACGGGAGACCCGCCAGCCACACATAATACCCGGCGGCGGCCCTTCTTATCAAAGCTCTCGAATGTCCTCCCCTTCCGCTTCCTCCACGGCCAGATCGCACTCAGTATCGACATGCTCTGCCTCCACTATTTGACCGGCGCCGTCCATCGCTTCCCGGAGTAAGTCCGCAAAGGTGACGCCGCCGACCATGATGTTCTGCTGCTGTAGTTGTATCAGTGGCTTGTCCGGTATCAGTCCGCCGATGGTATCCAGCCGCCGGAGGATGTCCAACACGATCCCGGTGGCCCTTGCCGACTGGTCATCAGTCGGGCCAATGGCCTGGCTCCACCACCGGAGAAGGAGCCGCTCATACCTTGCCCGCTGGAGATTATATTCTAGTTGTACGGCTTCCTTATCGTCGCGGCGTACCTCGGCCAGCCGGCGGTGGATGTCGTTGTGGACTTGAGTTTTAGAGACTCCGACCTGCTCCGCGATGGCGGTCTCGGTCGCTCCAGCCATCTTCATCTGGAGGACCTGGGAGCGTCGATTCTCTGCCGCCAATGCCTTGCCGTTATTCAAACCCACGATATGGTCACTCCCATCGTCATGCGGCTATTCTATCACGTAAGTATCAAATCTTCTTTTATCGGGTTAACTGTGGACGCCTCACGGTCAAGAGCGACCGCGACGGCCTCCCGGATGTTATGCCGGAGCTTTCGGTCGAGCGGTATCTCCAGAGTCACACCTCCCAGCAACTCGACCAGGTGAGTCTGCCACCGGATACCTGTCCGGCTGCCGTGGACGCGCCATCTGTAGCCGTCCGCCTCGATAGTGACCCTGACCATCTTCGCGCTATTCCGGGGCATGATCGCTCAGTAGCGCGACGGCTTCCTCGACACTCTCGACCCGGCCAGCTACCGCGCCGGTCGCTCGTATATCCTCAATAACCTTGGCCTGAACCAGAGTCAATTTCTTCCCCGGCTGCTTGACCTCCATCGCGTAAAACCGGCCCCGGTAGCCGACCAACAGGTCAGGGACTCCTACCGTCTGGTAAGGGGAGCCGTGGACCTTAAATACCCACGCGCCAAGGTTCCTCAGGTGCGCTATTATCTGCCGGTGTATTATGGCTTCCCTTGGCATTAATCTAGCCGTGTCGATATGTTCACAGGTATTCCCGCCGCTGTCAGCCAGGGGCCAACGATGCGCTCCTCCGGGTAATCCGGGGCGCAGGTCTTACACGTTGCGATCCTCTGGCGGAAGTCGAGCAGCGCCTCGCTCATCTTCTTCTGGCATTTTGAACACCTAAACTCTGCCATTATTTCTCCTTAAATCAGCATCGGGAGCGGCTGCTTCTCCAGCCGCTTGACCGCTTGCGCCAGGTAGTCGGTGCTGAGGTCAACGCCAACACTCCGCCGCCCCAGCCGCATCGCCGCCAGTAATGTTGTCCCAGTCCCTGCGAAGGGGTCTAGCACCGTTGCTGGCACTTTGTCGGCATTGCAGGTGCAGGTGGGACGCCATTCGGTAGCATCCACCACTCTGGCCCACTGGCTCCCACAATCGGCGCAGACTCCCGCCTCGCTGGTGCTGGCCTGGATACAGAGCCGGGGCAGGTCGCTGGGGAATGTAGCATAGTGTTCGCCGCCGTACGGCTCCGGGCTGATGTCAGACCAGACGTTGCGGCGGTTGGCGTTGGACTGAGACCCAAGACTTCCCATCGGATTATTATTATTTGGCGTATCGTTTTGACTACCATTGGCATGAACTTTCCTGGACACTTCCGTCGCCGCCGTCTTGACCGCCTCGCCGTCGCTGTAGTAGCCCATGCTTTTGACGAACTGGAATAGGTGTTCATGGCTGGACGTACAACGCCAGGAGCCACGCCGTAATGTGTCTCCTTCCCAGCGTGTCCCGTTCAGCGACTCAGGCATACAGGACTTCTTGGCCCAGATAACGTCAGACCGGAGAATCCACCCGGCGTCCTGCATCGCCAGCGCAAACCGGGCGGGTATCATCAGGAGTTGGCCAGCGTCTTGCCCATTTCTATTAACGGCGTTCTGAGCGTCCATTGTGCCATCGCCCAATCCATCAGTGGGGCTTCTCTGACGCCCGCTGGAAGTTCCATGCCCGTAGCTATCCCCAAGGTTGACCCACAGAACGCCATCATCCCGCAACACTCTTTTCACCTCAGCCATAACTTCCAGCATCGAGTCAATCCAGCCCGGCACCGTTTCCTCCAGGCCTATCATGGCGTCGGAGTCGGAGCGGTAGACTCTCAACCCGAAATAGGGCGGCGAGGTTACGACACAGTGGACGCTCTGGTCGGGGATGGGAATCTGCCGGGCGTCTGCCTGGTACAGCGTGGCGATGCCGTTAGTCCAGAATGGCCTCCTTAGTTCCTTCTTGCACCTGTCGCAGATGCTCTGGTCCGGGTCGGTGACGTTGGCCGACTTGCACCGGAGGCAGGTGAATCGTTTCACAGTAGCCGCCAGCATTGACCACAGAGGCCATACGGCCCCACCCCAGTCCCGCCGCTAATAACTCGCTGACACTTCGGGCAAATCGCTGACATATATTACCTCCTTAAAAATAGGGCAAGGCTTGCCGGGACTATCCCATTACCCAAAGCCTTCAACCGATTGACCCGGTCCTTAACGCCGGTGGAGACTCTCGGCAGTCCTCGCTCTTCATCCCACCATGTCCCGTCAAGCTGGGCATGGAGCCAGTCCAGATACTCCCGCCGGGGCATCGGCTCCAGCGATGTCCATCCCACCGGCAGACCCATCAGCCAGCTTACCCAGTCCGGGGAGAGGGAGCCGCCCTGTCCATGTGTGTCCGTTCTCAGGCTCCGACCCTGACCACCGCCGTGGCTCCCGACCGAGTCCGAGCTGCTAGGCGTTGCGAATGGCATCACGACCTCCCGACTTAACGACTGGAACGCGCCGCTGGCTCTGGTTACATTGTTGGCATCATCCCCGGTCGGCGTGGGGAACAGCTTCACTATTTTGTCCAGGTCATGGAGCTGGCGGTCTGGATCAGTACCCATTCCTCCTTTCCAGTCACGGGATTTTGGCGTGGGCCACTGCTGACGAATTGCATCAACGAGGTGTATCTGGCGATTAGGTTTAGAGTTCAGCGTATCCTTATAATCTCTAGAATTAGGCGTGGGGAGCAGCTTCACAGTCTTGGACAAGCCCTCCCCCTTCCCGGTTTTCGGGTTGGTTCCAGACCGCTCGGTGCTGGTTGGCGTGGGCCACTGTCCTATCATCTCCGACAGGTATCCGGTCGTCCGATTCGTCGCTGCTCTTGACGGTCGCATATGTTTCCGGTCGATGTGATCCATTGTCGAGGGCGTGGGCCACACCCCTGCCTTTGCCATAGCTGGCAAAGTGTTGAACCCTCCCCATCGCTTTGTATTAGCATTTGCTTGATTCCCGGCTGGACCCGTCGGTGTGGGAAACAAGCCACCACCGCTTGCGGAGGTGGGGCGCTCCAGCTTCGGAAGCGGATACAATTCGCCACTCCGCGTCATACCCGATTGAGGCCAACTCCCCGACCACTGTTCCCCCATATGGTGGCCGTCCTCCATCTGAAACAAGGATGCCTGGGACGTTCTCCAGGATGATGTGGGAGGGTCGAACTTCGCTAATGATTCGGAGCGTATCGGGCCAGAGGTTCCGGTCGTCATCTGCCCCGGCCCGTTTCCCGGCCACGCTGTGAGGTTGACAGGGGAAGCCCGCCACCAGCAAATCCACGCATCCACGCCAAGGTCGCCCGTCAAAACTTTTGATGTCGTCCCAGATGGGAGCATCGTCGAGCAATCCGTCCCGCTGCCGTTGTTGGATGACTTTCTGACAGTATTTGTCCCACTCGACGTAGCAGACGGTTGTGGCATCAAGTCCGGCCAGCCGGAGGCCGAGGGCAAAGCCGCCGTATCCGCTGAACAGATCGAGGACTCTATAACTGGGACATATATCCACATGGCATTCCTCCTTAATCATAGCGCCACCGACCGAGAGCTAGCCGGCTGACATAGGATCAGAGACTCCCGCGATCTGGTCATACCCACATAGAATAGCCGGCGGACTGCCGCCGCCCCGTTGCCAACCCACTCTTTTATCCCGGCAACACTCAAGTCCGGGAAAAGATAAACCACATCGGCTTCGCCGCCCTTGACGCTGTGGATTGTGCCGGCGATTATCTGCGGTGTCTTGGTTAGAGTCTCGGCGCCGTGGGCTTCGGCTACCCGGATGGCGAAGGCGGCGCCCTTCTGCCGAGCGCCCAGGAGATTCTCCCGGAGCCAGTCCAGATCACCGGACAAGCCCGCGTCAATAGCCGGGTCGGTCAGTAGGTTGTGGAGGTGGTCCCAATTCACACCGGCTGGCCCTTCGTCGGTCAGGCCGTCCAGAGTTCCACGGCTGCCCTGTAGCACTCCGGTTATACGGGTGGCGGCCAGCCATTTCTTCATATCCTCCGCCGTCCAGATTCCTTCCTCGGACATTCTAAGAAACGCCAGTACCAGGTCTTTCGGAGTTATGCGGCGGCGGCTGGATTGTAAGGGATTCCACGCGCCTTTGTTTCTACGGTACGGGTTATGGTATGGGATGCCCTCTTTCCTGAGCCGCCCCAGCATTGGCCGGAGCATATAGGCGCAAGATGCCAGCACCATCACACTTTTTCCATCAGCCAAATACTTCTGCATATCGTTCAGGATAAGCTCGGCGTGAGGCCAGGGCGCCGATAAAGCCCGGACCTCGCCCTCCACATCTCTTGGATAGTATTCCACCGGAGTCCGGCCCGGCGTCTGCTCGATCCACCGGACGGCGGCGGTGTGGACCGCTTGCGGGATTCGGTAGCTCTGGCTCAGGACTCGCATCTGGTCGTCCGGGACTGGCGGCTCAGTAAATGCCTCCGGGTCGGAGCCGCGCCACTGGTAAAGATTCTGGTCAGGATCTCCCACCACGACCAGATAACCCGCCGCCTCGCCCCATTTCCGGGCTAGACTCATCTCCAAGAGGTCCATGTCCTGGGCTTCGTCCAGAAATATCACCGAAGGATTCCCCGGCGCAGTCGGGACTGTGTCGAGGCTTTGCTCGATAAGGTCCGTAAAATCCATCAGCCCGGCCTCGGCCTTCCACGCTGCCCACGCGGTGGCTAGTCGGTCGATCTCTATCGGGTAGACGGTCGCCATCCTCGCCCGGAGGACTTGATAGGTTGCCATTAACTTATCACCGGGAGAGCTTCCCGCGTCGTCCAGATTATCCCCGTCGATCCGGTCGTCCGAGGATGATAGCGTCCATTCCGGGTATCGACTATTCCAGTCCTCCACATTCTTCTTGTCTATCGTGAGTGAAGGTCGCCCCAGGGATTGATAACAGTGCGAGTGGAGGGTCCCCACATGACGGGCCGGGATCGGGAGGTTCCTCCCGGCCGCCTCAGCCGCCGCCGCTCTGGTTAGAGAGGCGACTAGCACACCCTTGCCATCATCCACTGCTCTTTTTACTTGCCGGCCAAGCCATGTGGTCTTGCCACAGCCTGGCGGACCAATAACTCTTTGTTCCATAGTTTAATAACTCCGTGTCGGTTTAATGAAAGTTTAACCATTTCGAGCCGCTCCGCTAAGCACGATTTACGCTCAGCGGTTTAATGGTTTAATGAGTTTAATCATTATTTACAACGTAAATTGTGTGTCTGTAATTTCCTATATATTAAATTGATTATCTACCCGCCAATAATTCCGGGATGTGGGCGTCCCTTTAATGGTTATCTTGATCACCAGCGGCTCAATCCCGCACAGCCGTAGCCGCTGCCCTAACTTGTGGGAGGATAATTGCTCCCCCACGCTGAACCTCAGATACTGCCGCAATCCGCTAAGCGCAAACATAACCGCCCCGTCTTTATGGAACGGGAGTCCCTGCTCCGCCGCGATTCCCTGGTCGTTGAGGATAGTCTGGCTGTCCAGATATGTCGTGACCCAATGCCCCATCTCACTCCCCGGATGTGAAGCCTCGCCCAGCTCAACCTCCCGGCAGCATGTTAGGATCGAGGCGGCTCTCCTGGCCCACGCCGCCGCTGGGACTCTCACAAACATGATTGATGTCACAGTGGCGACAGCATCAATGAACTTGGTCTGATTGCTGATATTGTGAACTGGTCCCAGCGTGATGCTTCCCCGCGTCGTTTCCATCCAGTATTCTGGCGGGTCTCCCATGTGTTTTACCAGGTCGATTATCTCCACGCCCAGCAGTATCGACAGGTCAGCCAGCGACCCGCCTTCCTCCAGCCGCTCTTGAGCCTCGGCCTGTTCTCCTGGCCCTCGGGCTTTGGCTATCGTCCGGGCGTAATAGTCCTCGCGGAGTTTTAGATCGTCGCCGTTCTTTCGGCGTTGATATATCAGGGTGTCCACAATCTCCTGGTCAGACCATCCCGCTGTGGCCGCAATCGAGGCCAGCGACATATCATAGGATGACGCCGACTGGTCTGGTAGGTCTTGTCTGTCCCGGTCCGTGGACCGCTTGAATTTCCGGTCGGTATCCCGGAGCGCCGTGTATTTTGTCAGCGGCGGCTCGGCGGCTGGGTCGAGGGTAATATCGTCCACCGGCGCCGCCAGCTTCTTGACCTCTACAATTTCCCGCGGTCTCTTTCCTCCAATCTCATCCCAGACAATATCGCGGCCAATCCTCGGCCCGTCCGAGTATATGACCCTGACCGGGACCGGGCTGGACTTGTTGTTAAACGTCCCCGGCAGTCTCATCACACGCGCCAGGTCGTGTGTGGCATCAACTACCCAGTCCCGCTCTGCTGCCAGCCCTGCCATGTATCCATGCCAGCCTCGGGCCATCGCCTGAGCCTCCTCGCGTTCCAGGTCGTCCTCAAACATCCACGGTCGGTCGAATAGCCACCACGCCTGGAGGCCGTGGCCGCTATTGAGGACAATAGACGCCGGGGCCGGCATGGAGTCGATCAGCCACAGGGCGTCCGCCTCGGTCTCGGGTAGATTCGGCTTTTTGTGGTTCTCCCCGGCATAATCGACATCGGCCCACAGTCCCGCAATCCCGGCGACCGCGTCGGTCGTAGCACGTTGCCCCGACTTTAATATGACACCCGCCGGAGCTATCCCCACGCCGGTATAAACGTCAGAGCGGGCGAGGTCGCCCACCCTGACATTATCCAGCCGGTTATACCAGACTGAGCGTTTCTGCGGGAGAGTCCAGACCAGAACTTGCCCCGGTGGTGGGTCGCCCCATAATGTGCTGAGGAACTCTCCCGCATCCATCTAGGCTTCGTCCCGCTCGATGTCCGTGTTTACCATGTAGCCGATGATCGGTTTAATGGCGGCGACATACTCGGCCAGCTTCTCGCGCTGTTCCTCCGGTACTGGCCCGGATGAGCTGGGAGCGATGCGGCTGTAAGCGATCCCCGACCCGCTCTGGGCTTTCTCCAGCGCCAGGCTGGTCATCACCGACCAGTAGGGCAATCCCTGAGAAGCCAGCCGGAGCAGGTATTTCTTGATCGGCTGGAGGGATGTCGACGGCGCCTGTATCACTATCGGCAGAAGGTCAGTGGCCCGGAGGATGAAAAGCATCCTTTTCTCCTTGCAGGCCTTGCCGCCGCTACCGTCGGCGCTTCCCCATTGGTTCAGCGGACAGGTGAAACAGTCCCCGCCCGGCATCCCGTACCCGGTCTCCCCGTCATGGCTGGAGCAATCCGGCGGCGTGGAGCCGCCAATTTCCATCCCGGTCGCCCAGTATGCCCGAGGCGATGTCCAGTGAACAATGATCCCGTCAAGGCTCTTGGCCGAGTCCTCGCCCGACAGGGTCGGGACGGTCCAGTTGAGTCCGCCGCCTAGCGGGACGGTGATCCGGTCAAGGTCCCTGTCGGTGATCCGGTCGTTCCCGATATTCTCCTTGACCGCCTCCAGGACTCCCACCGGAGAAGATCGCAATGCCATAAATGTCTCTACCTTTTTCAGTGCCATATTAATTTCGCATCCTTACTCTGTATATTTCTGTAACGTCAATGAAGGGGAGCAAGCCCTTGGGCAGAACCTCGTCCATCTCCCGGACGTATGCCCTCAATGTTTGCGCGTTCACACCCTCTTTTATAAATTCTCCCAGCCCGGCCCGACGCAGGGCGGTCTTGGCCTTCTTCAGATCGCCGGTCAGTGTGGCGAATATCTCCCGGTTCAGGTACACCGTTTGGCCGGCGGCGGTCTTGACGTTCTGTATGCCCGTCTTTGCGAATTCCTCGACCAGCCTCGCGTCCAGCGCGGCAATCTCGGTCGCTAATCTCTTGGACTCGGCATCCAACTTTCGCCTTGCCTCGGTCTTTCGCGCGTACTCCGCCACCAGGACGCTGAGCTTTTCCTCCGTTTTTATCATTCCCTCCTGACCTCCTTTAATATATGATCGACGACGGCCTCCCGACGGGCAAGGGCTTCCATCACTGTCTCGTCTACCGTCCCCGATGCTAGAATGTGGATATATTCCACAGGATGAGATTGGCCGGGCCGGTGGAGTCTTGCCATGCTCTGACTATAATCCCCTAAGCTGAAACCGAGACTGTAGTAAATGGCATACCGCGCCCTTGTTAAGTCGAGACCCAATCCTCCGGCTTGAATCTGGACGGCCAATACTCCGCCGCGCCACTCTGACAAGTCCTTACGGCGCCCTGATACTTCATAACTAGGCACACCGACCTTGGCCGCTACTTTGTGTACCACATCAAGGTCGTGAACGAATCTGGTAAAAACGACCACCGGCTCGGCGCCGATGTCGGTCAGCGTATCCTCTAAAACCCTGGCCTTGGAGCTGTCAATCTCCACGTCGGTCCCGTCCTCAAGTCTGCCGTATCCGCTGGTTATCTGCTGGAGCCTCAACAGTCGGGACAGGGCGTTGGATGCTGTAATCTGCCCCTCTTCCAGGTCGGCCACAAATTGGTCGGAGACTTCCTGATATAGCCGCCTTCCCTTTGCCCCCAGGTCGCACATCAGATTTATCGACAATGTGGACGGGAGATCAAGTACATCATCGGATTCTACCCGGTAGGCCCGACTGTAAAATAGACGCCGCAGCTCATCCTCTCTCTGATACGCGACGACCTGCATCCGGTTAAAGCCGCCCATCACGGCATACCTGGAGCGAAACCTCGTAAACGATGTCCCGTAAATGTCCTTATCAATGGCCCGGTATTGGGCGTATATATCCAGCGGACTGTGAGACATTGGCGTCCCGGTCAAAGCCACACGGTGGGCGACCCGGTCCGACAATCTTGAGCAGTACCGGCTGGCGACGCCGCCGGGCGCTTTGATCCGGTGGCTTTCGTCCATCACCAGCAAATCCCAGTCCTGAGCCATCGCCCAATCTGCGAAGGGCGCCCGCCACACCGCGTCGTAATTCATCACTACGGCTGTGGGTCGGCCTGTCTTGAGAGCCTTGGCCGCTAGCTCTTGCCTGACCTTGGTCGGCTTGCCGGCCAAAGGCAAGACGTTTAGCAGACCCGGCGCGTGTTTGGAAAATTCTCCCGGCCAGACATTAGCTACCACACTCAGCGGAGCCAGTATCAGAACCTTCTCATATCCCTGCTGGGCGACAAGGTCGACCACGACCCGGCTCTTCCCCGTCCCCATATCCATCGCCAGCATCGCCCCGGCCTTCTTGGATATAAAATCCAGCGCCTCGGTCTGGTGGGGCCAGGGTAGGCTATCCACGCCGAACCTCGGCGAAGTGGTAGCTGCCGACATCGATGTCGAAGTCTCCGGCCCATTTGTAGAAAGTCCCCCAGGAAACGCCGAGGTCATCACAGCAGTCCTGCACCATCGACCGGGTCGCCCGGTATCGCTCCAGACTGTCGAGCATGATGTCCCGTATGTTTTTGTGCCGCTGGGCTTCCAGCAAAAGCTGGGTTGGTGTTGTCATCGTAATATCCTCCGTTTAAGGCTTATATACATTATAAACCATTGGGGCGGTCGAGTATAGACTCTGCACGGCGGTTGCTCCAATCCTTTATATATTTCGTGAAGTCGTCCACAACATCTTCGTCCGCGTCGTACTCCACCGCCGCCCGGTCCAGAAGGGTGAATAACTTGTCAACCAGCCGCTTGTGATTGTCGAAGATGTAGCCCGCTCTAACTGTCATCGGTGTCCTCCCACTGAATGAAGGTTGCATTTGGGACACCTTCGTCGCGGAATCGGTTGAAGCCGCGGAGATGGTCGATCAAATTAATTTCAATATGGCGCCACCCGTCGTCCTCGGTCTCTTCGTCGGTGGCGGTCAAATACTCCATCAGGGCGTCGATGCGTATAATGGCTAATCTGCTTGGCATCCTTTCCTCCAGTTCCTACCACATAATTAGTGACGTTTAATACCTCTTAAATGTCCCCATCGCCGGCCTCGATGATTTTCAATTCTGACACCGCATAATCCAGAACTTTGCAGTCGGAATCCAGATGCTCGTTCAGTACGTCCATAATGTTATCGAGTCCCGTGCTGGCGCTGTCCTTCCGGTAGGTCTGAGTAGCTATGAGCAGAGTCACCCGCTCCAACTTGATCGTGTCGCCTAGTTCCATCTTGTCGCTCCTAGTGGTTAGGGTTGGAGACCAGGTTGCCCATTTCGATGTAAATTCTGTCATGTCATTCCTCCTAATTCCTTTAGCTTCCACCGACTCTCAGAGTTTCGGCTGGGGAGCTACCCCAGCCTCATCAGGGTGGTTAATGTTCGATGGTTGTGTCCATCATCCAGCCTAACGCTACTAGGCCATCGATTAGACAGAATCTGCTTTCCGGGTTTGGCCCATATTCCCAGTCCCCTGGTTCGTTTAATCCTCTAGCTATTTCATCTGGTTGAAAATGCGCTTTGATTGCATTAAATGCTTCGACGGTTACTGCGACATTATCGAAACCGTTCCACGTCGTTCCATCCGCAAAACCTTCCCAAATTGGGCCACCTGATGAAAATGTAAATCTACACTGATCCATATCATCCCTCCTATCTTTTAGCTTCCACCGACTCCCCGGAGGGAGTTTCGGCCCGGAGCCACCGGGCCTCATCAGGATGGTTATTTCATGCTATCGATCAATCGTCCTCCCTTCAGCCACCGGTCCACCGCATTCTGTACGGCCTCGCTTTGCTCGAAATGTAGCAGCCAGCCGTTTTCTACTGTGGCATCATCCGAATCATCAGGTAGGCACCACCATGCGTCAGAACACAGGCCGCCGTACTCGTTAGCGTCTACATAATCGTGCAGTTCTGAGAAGTCGGCGACTGTGCGAGGCACTATCCCCGTTTCAATATCCTCTAGGATCTCTGCCTTGCTGCGCTCTATTGCGTACTCAATCATCAACATGCTGGCTATACTCCTATCTTTTAGCTTCCACCGACTCTCAGAGTTTCGGCTGGGGAGCTACCCCAGCCATCATCAGGGTGGTTTATTTGCCGGCCTTCAGATTGTGGCCCTTACAAGCCCGTGTCCTGAATCGTCGTCCACAGTCGTCGCACCGATCAGCGTCCGGGTCATATTTGGGGTTGCCTATCCGACCAGGAGTGCGGAGCTTCAGGCTCTGCAACTTCACCCAATAGTATTTAGGAGCGACCCGGTTAAAATACGCCTGCCTGAGTTCTGCCTGCCGCCGGGCAAAGTCTACGGCGTCCTCGGCGTTATTGGCATTGAAGATTTTCTTCTCGTTTTTGTTGACCTGAGCACTCTGAATTTTGATGCTCATTTCGTAAGTTGCCATCATGTCCTCCATCCTAGTAAATTCGGCCCTTCAGCCGGCACTCGACGCATACCATCATCTGGCCCTTGCCGGTCGGCATCCAGTTGTGGCGGTGCTTGATAATCCCTAGTGCCTGTAAGAGCTTGACCATGTGGATATTATATATGATAGCTAGATAATCTGTCAAGCAAGTATATAAATCAATCTAGTGATTAAATAGAGAACGACCCGGCGGGCGGTGAGCCACCGGGTCGTTTCCAGGAGGTAGGAGGACCTCGCTTGCGACGCCTTGCGGGATGGTCAGCTCATCCCGCCCGGAGCGTCTCGCTAATTATAGCATTATCGCACTACCGCATAGATCATCAGGCCAATCAGCAGGGATTGAGCGGCCAGAAGGATGTGGACCTTGGCTTCCAACGCCGCCACTTTCCTCTCCAGATGCACCCAGTCATTCGTCAGGAACTTAGTCAGAGCCTGTGTCAGATTATCGTCGGGTATCATGCTATTTCACGATGATCGGCTTATCGGAGAGAGTGTCCGAGATGGTATAGATTTTAGTGCTGGAATCTATGTCCAGGGCGACGGTGGCTATTGAGCCGTCATCACCTATGCTTATGTTGCTCAAAACCAGATTCCCGGCCTTGATGAAATCTAGGTCCACCGCCCCGGTGGAGCATTTACCAGTGATCGAGACTGTTTTCACTATGGCATCGCCATTCAGGGTAATCAGGAGGCGGTCTACTCTACCCGTTGCGGTATAGGTTGAACTGCCATAGTCTGAGCCGATCTCGATCAATGGGATGGTCGAGTCCACAGTCGGGCCGGTGTGGTGCCCGTCCGTGAACCCGCTGAGTGCCATAGAATGTATTTCGCTGTTCGACATCACCAGTGTTGGGGCCACTAGCCCGTTCATTGTGAAGGTATCAGCATATAAGTATCCGGTCGTATTGGCCGCCCTCTCGATGGATATACAGTCGGCCCCGGTTTTCCCCATCTGCAAATCAAGCGTCAAATTTTCAAGTCTCGTATTAGCGGCCAGGATCACGGCTAAGGTTTGGTCGGATGTGCCGTCTGCTAACTGCGGGAGTGGTTGTCCCAAAGTGCCGCCTGTCGGGAGGTCAGCATAAGCTGCCCCGGCCCTCGGCCACTCGTATGTATGAGCCATCACATCATAGATGGCAAAATAGATGCCCACTCCTACAACAGTTAGGGACAAGCCGACCGAGCCGAGGATGACCCATTTAATGCGCCGATTGGCGAGGCCGATAGTTGGAGGCGCAGAGAATCTAGGCAGACCGATACGCGGCCACCCGTGAGGATGTGGGAAATGGATCGACCTGGACTTGATAATCAGCTTTAGCTTATTAAGGTTCATTCCTTATCCTTGCCCCCACCCCAGCCGGTTTCGAAGAGCTTCCCAAGGCCAGCGGAGACCGGTATGGTCAACACTGCCAAAGCGGTCAAGAGGCCCTCAATATTGTCCAGGGTGCTGCTCGAAGTTGTCGAGCTTATGACTATGCGGGCCGCCAGAAATAACCAGACAAATACCGTAGGCGCAAAAATGATTAAAATTATCAATTCGCGCCCGGTCAGCGTGACCTTGCTGGCGTCCGGTTTGCGTTCCTCGCCGTCGTCGTCAGCCATTGATTAGGATGCCTTGATGATGTAATTTACGACCGTGTAAGGCGGCATATTCTCATGGGCGCCACCTCCGCCGGTGGCGTTGGTCGGGTTCGTCCCGATGCTCCCCGCGCCTTCGTCGAGGGTCGGACCGCTGCCGGCACTGGCCGAGGATGGGATCGCGTGGACGTGGGACGGTATTTCAGACTCTGCCAGTGTATGAGTCTCGACGCCGGCCTTGGCAGCGATCGCCCGGCTGGTTAATCCTGACCCGGCCCCATATCCAAGAACTACCCGACCCTTCAAGTCCGGGACGTTAAAAGTTGATGAGCCATCGCCCACGCCGTAGGTCGTGCTAAGAAGTGTGAACAACGCGGAATAGGTTGAGCGGCTGACTGCCGCGCCATCACATAGTAGATACCCGGTGGGAGCGGCGGCGACGCTATAGGCTAGAATTGATCCAACCGGGATCACAGCGGCGCCCTCGGTTACTGCCAGGGTTATGGCGCCATCGGCGTTTGTGATGGTGATGTTGGCCCCGGCGGTCAGAGTTGTGACGGCAGGGCCGGACGCCCCTCCAACGAGTATCTGGCCGGAGGCGGTCATTGTTACGGCGGCGACCGTGTCAGTCCCTGAGTCTTGAGTGATCAGGACGGACTTGTCTGCCAAAGAACTGGCGCCAAGACCGCCATTGGCGACCGGCAACACACCGGACACGCCAGTGCTAAGGGCGACCTCGTTCCACTCGGGCGCGTTACTCGTTCCCGTATTTGCTAAATACTGTGTCGATGTGGTCGACTTGGCAAGCCGGGCCGGGGCGTTGGCTCCGGTAGCATACAGGATGTCACCCTGAGCAGAAAACAGGGCCGGCGCCGTCTGGAGCTGGTTGTCCCGGAGGTAAGTATTCAAATCTGCGGCGGTGACAATTCTGCC